ATCGTGTGTTCCAGTGTCATCTAAAATTATTACAGACCATGGCCCGTACTGTTTTTCACCCGGATAAAATCCCTTTCTTCCAAAGTATTCATATTGAATTCTTTGGGAGGACATTGGTGGTATTGTTGTTGTTTGAATATGAAATTTACTAATGCTATTTGAACCACTTTGGGCATATGGTATTGTACCTTCAACCATAAATCTATTGGCGCGGGTTCCACCATTAAAGGCAGCTTTGAAATCTGCAATAGTTATGTTTGCCATATTAAGTCCATCCCTCTACTACTCTATACCAATCAAATACGATGTTTACAGAAAATACAGAAAATTTAGAAGAGTTCATATCTAAATTTAATGCAGAGACTTGCTCTGGCCAACAATTGTACAATTCCATTTTTCTTATAACTCTACCATTTAAATCCAACTGGCTAACTCTCCAAGTTGTTTGCAATGATCTAAAAGAAAACTCATTTACAGCCACCGCACCACCAACTTGGTGCGTTTCATGTCCATCCATTCTATCTTTCCAATGTTGAAAAGATTTCCAAAGGTTATCATTGTTGTTGTCATCGTATACACCAATTGTCCAAGTTGTATAATTTCTATCACCAGCCAAATGCAATATGCGACCTCTGTAGGGAACTTGAAGAGTTCCTAGATCTGCTTGTGGCAAATTAGCAGCATATATTTTAAATTTTTCATTTTCATTTGGTTGAAAAACCTTTATAAGATTGTTTGGAAAGGCAGTCGATAGATCAACTTCGAATCTATTTGGTCTTGTCCCACCATTAAAATTCTGCTTGAATGTTGCAATTGTGTTGCTGGTATCTGTCATAATTATGCTGTTGCGGTTGATACATTAATTACATATTGATCAGATGAAATTAAAGGCTTGACAACCACTGAGACATTTATTGTTGAAGAGTAGTCAGTATTATTTGATTCATCGCAGAAAATCTGTGTATATGTTGTATCAAGATACTGCCCTAGATTGAACAAGTACAGCGAAATTTCTGATGTAATGGCCGCTCTAGTTGTCTTATCGTTTGTTTGGAATACATATTTTAACAAAATGTTTCTTACATTTGTTTCAATGTCTTGTCTTATCTTAGAGGGGCCAACTCTATCATTAGATGAATAGGTTGATCCTGTTGATGCTGTAGCACCAACCAAATCTAGTCCCAAGAAATCTTCCTTTTGAGAATTTGTATAAAAATTTACTCTATTCTTTTTATAGATGTTTTTGGATGCTTCGTTTGTCCAAATTACTGGAGATCCAACGGCACCGTTCAACACTGAAGAATTGTTTAATCCTGCAATGCTAAAGTAAAGTGTGTTGTTATTTTTTGCTCTTACAAAGGCTCCAGCAACGTCACTTACCATGGATGTTGATACGGTATATGTGCTGTTTTCCTTTAGAGTGCTTGTAACCAAAATTCTATTATTTTTACCAGCAACATTGAATACTCTATCTGCCGCAGTTGTTCCTGTTACAAGAGTATTTGAACTAAAGAGACGATCAAAATTTATTGCTGTAAACCCATCACCATTATTCTGTGATGCAAATATTCCTATAACTTGTGGAGTTTCTTCGACATATCTTACTTCTGCGGTGTTACCGTTTTGACCAATTATTACATCAATAAAGTTTGATGTTGTTGTTTCGTAGTTTACAAGTCCTGCGGTAGATCCAGCTAAAATTAGAGATCCACCGTAGCCAAGATAGGTTATGGCATACATAAAATTTGTTCCATTTGTCAAACCAGTTATTGCATTACCATTTGACAAGAAGAAACCAAATGTTCCGCCCTCTGCTGTAGCACCACTCAAAAGACAAGCAGTGACTCCACCAAGATTATTTAAATCATTAACCAAATCAGATGGGTTTGTATAAACCAAATAAGAATCTGATGTTGTGCCTTTTGCAGGTGTAGCCAATGCGGTTCTTGAGTATATCAACCAACCGAACAAACCACCCGGATCGGTGCTAGCAGCACCACTTACACCAGCAAATGTTGGTGGAACGTATGTAGACCCGGCCATCATGGCAGCGTAAAGAGGGGTTACATTAGTTTCTTTGTTAAAATAGTTTGGTGAAATAAATGAATTTAATGATGGGTTTGCCATTTTTGTACCTTAAAATTATTTATAATTTTTTAGGCTGGATACCAAACCGCACCATTTGCAGTAAATTGATCGTCATCTAAATCATCTGCATTTAACATAAACAAGGTATTATCGTCTTCTGGTTTTTTGGCATCTTCGTAATTGAGTTTTGCACTCTCTATTAAATCTGAATAATATTCTTGTCTGCAAAGCCAAGAAAAGAACACCAAAGTCATAATCATATCATCGTGGTGCCCATCATCTGCTTTAAATGTATTTGATCTTGAAACGAAAGTCATCATTTCTTGTATGATTCTTTCGTCATTTATTAAAATTTTGTCTTGTTCAACTAAAGTTTTGAATATTGCACATCCTAATTTTTTAGTTTGGGCTGTAGTTCGCAAACCCATTTCGCTTTTACCATTGGCAAACCCTTGTGAAAGAATTTGTCCTTTTCTTCCCATAATTTTTGTCATCAATAAATTTTCATAATCCAAATCGTTATAAAGAATTGCAGAAATTTGACTTCCAATGTCATTAGTCTCTACTAGAACATAAGCATTGTTGTACATTTCACCAACTTTTTTAATAATATTTGGAAACGCAAATGGGCTTACAGTGTTGTTTCTATACGATGCTACAACCTTATAAGGCGCTTCGTTTCCACTTACAACAGTAAATGCAGAATAATCAGAACCTTGGCCCCTCGCAACGTCTGCCATTAAAAAATAAATTTTATCTTTATTTGGCTGTTCATAAATTCTAAGACCATCAGAATCTTCAGATAAAAATTCTTCAGCCGCTAATACATTTAATTTACTAGATGAAATTAAAGTGTTAGAAGATCCTAAAAAGTTACATCCATATTCTTGTTCAAACTGATCTGCACTTGTGTTAGCAATCTGTTCTGCTGCCCACTTATCATCACGCAAATCCGGTTTACCTGGGCTTATTGGCGTTTCTCTCCAACTTACCTCTACTGGTACGAATTTATTTTTTAATTTATGATCACTAGATCTGTTGGCATCCACCCAAAGTTTGTGGAAGTGGTTCATTCCATTTGGGGTTGATACGATAATAAGTTTAGTAGTTGTACCAGCAGAGATCGTAGGATAGGTAGATGTATAAAATTCTTCTGCAACATGACTAGGCAAGAACGCATATTCGTCAAGTAGTAGGAGGTTGTAGGAGCCACCACGAATGGCCGTAGAGGAGGTGGCGTCACACATGACTCTAGACCCGTTTTCGAGCTTAAAACTCGTCTTATTCCATTCTACGACCCCCTGCTGCAGAAAGTGAGGCAGGTTCTCATAGGCTAGTTGTAATTTAGAAAAAAGTTCTTCTTTGGCAGTCTTTAATCTGTTTGCTAAAATGGCAACATTTACGCTTTGGTTAAAAGTAACATAATGACAAATATAACTGGTAACACAAGTCGATTTACCACACTGGCGAGGCCATTTAGAAATTACAAATCTATTATTGTGTATTTCTCTTATAAATTTTTTCTGGTAATCATAAAGTTTAAATGGAACGATACCTTTATCCAGCGTTTTTACTTTTATGTATTTTTCACAAAAATAAACAGGATCATTTGCACATTTTAGATATTCTTCTAATTCTTCTTTGGTGTATTGCAATTCTACACCTGGAAGTTTTAGATTTGGGTTGTTTCTATATCCCTGATTATTGTTGTTTGCCATCCAACACCTCGGCTTCAATCACATCTTTATCCGTACTTCTCTCTTTGTTCAATAAATTTTGAAGGTCCTTAGTCGATCCAACAAATACTGAGTTATTTGTTTGTTTAACTTCTACCTTTGAAGTTGTTGTGTCTTTTGCCTTCTTGTGAACATCAAGAACATTATTGTTTAAGTCAGCCATTGTTTTTAGCAAAATAGCAACAACTTCAAATGCTCTTGGGCTGTCTGATTCCGTTGCAACCCTTAATGCACTTTCTAAAGCAATGTTACCCGAACCCAAAAGACCTTTAAGATTATTTTGAACTAATTCATAATCTTTTTGAAAATTTTGAGAATCAAATGTACCACCATCGTTTGGTTTTGTTGGTAGATTTGTATTTGGTACATTAAAAAAGGAGGCTAAATTTTTATTAATATTCATCATAAACCATCAATAATAATATTTCCAACATCTGTAATTCTTGTATAAGATCTAATCGGCCCATATATGTATGACTTGGCCATAAAAGAAAAAGAAGATATATTAATTCTTCTATTCATAAAATCACCATCATACTTTTCACTTATGTTGTTATCTAACATAACAATTGGAATTTGTACATTTTCTTGGACATCATTTAATTCCATTTGGATAATGTGATCGGGATTAAAATAAGGAATAATTTGTTCAGCAATCTGCAAAGTGTCGTCAATGTGACGAGTATATACAAATAAATTGAAAGAAACATTTACAGGCACTTGTTCTAAAATTTGATCACCTGTAGCAGGACATTCACCACCCACTTGTGTAGCGGTAGTAATTGGTGTCAACTTGTTTCGTCTTCTTGATTGATCAGCACGAACAGTTGACATTATGTAACTCAATTTTGGCAACTGCGTTTCTATTCTGGTTCCATCTGTTATAGAAGATGGTTCCAACAATCTTCTAATAAATTTTTCTTGTGGAGCATAAGTGATAGGGACACGAATTTTAATTGGAACATTTGGATTGTCTGGATTTGCATGATCAACATAAATGCTATTAAATAATGATCCAAACCCAACAACCAATTTTCTTAAACTTTTATTATAAAAATAATCGAACATGTTAACCTATTAATGGATCTGGTGGAAGTTCTTGTGTC